TGGAAGCTATATATTTATATATGAAGTCATTTCATGTTGGATATTATTTAAGTAGCATGGCTCACCCTAGTGATTGGATTAAAGTGTTTAAGAAAAAGTTTGCTAAGTATATCCACGCTAAACATGATACTTTCAGTAAAGAATATCTTACACATCTAGAAAACTTTAAATCATCACAATGGAACATAGACGTTACAGTTAATGGTAAACTAGTAGAACGACTTAAATAATAGAAAGGGTCACATGAGTGACATCATAAAACTAAATGACGGTAGAAGTATGAGGATAAAAGTATATTGCCCTATGCCACACCATATTCTTAAGAAGCATTGGAGAGTGCCGATGTGGCATACAGATGGTAGCTACGTAGTTTGCGTAGATAAAAACTATACAAGGAAATTCACAGATGAGACACTACCTATATTTATTAGAATGAAATTACCTTTTGCTAAAGCTAGGTCTGACCATGGCGAACCCTCAGGGTATGAATTAGTAGATACACGGGCTATAACTGACCCTGAACTGTATATATGCCCTGAGGATATGAAAGACCTAGAGAACATAGCATGGCAAGTAGCACCCTCGTTATATATTATAGTTTTACATGAGACAGATTTGAATTCACTACGAGGTGAATCACTAAATAAGGATAAACATGACCCCCGAAGCAAAAGTAAAAAACAAAGTAAAGAAAATTCTCGACGACCTAAAGTGTTATCATTTCTCACCTCAAACTGGAGGATATGGGAGAAGTGGTGTTCCTGACATCATCGCTTGCTACAAAGGCAGGTTCATCGCTATAGAATGTAAAGCAGGAAAGGGTCAAGTCACAGCGTTGCAAAAATACAACATCGACCAAATCAAAGCCAATCAAGGCTTGGCAATCATTATAAATGAAGGTAATATAGAGGCACTATTGACTCTAGTAAAGGAGGAAGTATGAAAGAAAAGAGCGCATTAGAAATCCAAGTGGGTGGTAATCACTATAAAAAATACAAAATACAACCGATGGAATACATCGTTGCAAACAATATCCCTTTCGCTGAAGGCACTGCTATTGGTTATATAACTAGATGGCGAGACAAAGGTGGACTAGCTGATATAGACAAGGCTATTCACACACTTCAGCTTCTCAAAGAACTTGAAATAAAATACCCACAAAATAAATAATCAGTAACTGGTTTCTTATCTAAGGAGGTTGCTATGATAGAACAAGCATTGGCGTGTCTTGCCACAACTATTTTTATGGAAGCAAGAGGTGAACCTTTCATAGGGCAAGTCGCCGTAGGCTACGTATTATACCGACGTGCAGAATTTAAACCTGAGAACGTGTGCATAGAAATGAAAAAGCCCTATCAGTTTTCATGGTATGGTAAACTAAAACCACCGACGCCTGAGACGTTAAAGAATACATCATATTACAAAATTGCATACGAGATATTACATTTAAAAGCAAGAGATTATTCTAAAGGCGCAACAAATTTTCACAACGTAGCATTAAACAATCAGTGGGGAATGAAACCACGTGTTATAATAAACAACCATGTATTCTACTAGGAGATAAAAATGAAAGACCCATACGCATGGGCAATCGAAGAATTCAATAGTCACGGAGACCTCGTGTGGTCAAGCATTATGCAAACAAGACCGAAAGAACTATCATGGATAAAAGACTTGCCATCAAAAAAACATAACATAGTAATAACACCATTATATAAATGTGAAGAAAAAGCTGAAAAGATTACAGGAATTAAAAGCTATCGTGAATCTACGCAACGAATGATTGAAGCTAACGGAGGACATTAATGGATAAAAAGTATGAAGGAACAGGATTTGTAATAGTAGGACTTATCGTAGGTTGTTGCATTACGTGGGGTATTATGAAGTATAACCAAACACAAACTAAATACAAAATGAATCTTAAATGTATACAAGGCGAACTATACGAAGAAGTAAGAACTAATATGTTTATTAAGTCGCATCTTGAATGTTTTGAACAAAAGACTTTAGTGCCATGATTGTTTACGGTGCTAAAAGAGTAGGCGGTAAGCTTTTATTAAGACGATGGTTCAAAAAGAGAAGCTCTGATAAACGTAAACGAATTGACCAAGAGATAAGCAAGCTAAGAAAAATGTGGTGGCATTTTAAAACAAGGTGGACAGATGATTCCATTTAGTTACGCAGTAGTAGATGACGAGGGTGAGGTTATACGTAAACATCGTTGGTCTGTCAAGGAGGCAAAGTGGTTTACAGAAAACAATCCTGATGTTAAAGTAATCAAACTAGATAAGCCAAAAGAAGTTAAAGAGGACTTATTTGAATTAGTAGGGGAGTGTTTGTTTTAATGATATCAGATTATAAAAAGAAATCCGATGAAGAACTTATTGCAATCGTAAATCAATATATGGAAGACCACCCAAACGCAGGGAGAAACCATATCATATTACACGCACATGGTAATCATCAAAGAATTAGAGAACTAGATAAGAAAGGTTTAATTAGTTTACCGAAAGCACAACCTAGAGGTGGAGTGTGGCGTAAATATTTTTATATTCAATCAAGAGATAAAGAATTTATAAGATGAGTGATGATGTTGATGTAGCCAATGACTTAATGCAACACATGATTGACATGGGAGTAAAAAATGCGCATGATAAAATCAAAAAACCTTCTAATCAAACAGGGAAGTGTATATGGTGTGAAACCCCAGTCAAAGATGACCGCCGTTGGTGTTCCATCGAGTGCCGTAATGAATTTGAAAAATACGCAAAATAAAAGGAGAAAAATTGTGCAAAACGCAAAATTAAATAACTTTAACCCAAGTGCAAGACAAGCAATAAAAGAATTTGAAGACTGGCAACGTAGAGTATTTGCTAAAAACGCAAAGAAAGGTTGGAGATTCTTTCAGCCTGACACTTTTGATAAGCCTACACCACGTAGTGCAAGAGAGGCGTGGGGCGCACCATATGTACGAGATGAATTTGAAAAGAAAGAAGAAAGAAATAACAAAATAATGTTTGCTATAGTGGTAGCTATTCTGTTACTATTATCAACCTTATAAAAGAATATGGGCGAAAGCACTTTATTTATATATCTAAATTCGTGATGGTATTTTTGCTATATATTAATCGTGAGTAGCCCACCAAATACATGAACCTAATCACACTAGACTTTGAAACTTTTTACGAACAGGGTTTCAGTCTATCAAACCTAACCACAGAGGAATACATACGCGATGAAAGATTTCAAGTTATTGGAGTGGGTATTAAGATTGACGACCAAGAAACTCAATGGATTACAGGCACGCATAACCATATTAAAATTAAACTTATGGAAATTGATTGGAACGAAGCCATCTTACTCTGCCATAATACACAATTCGATGGTGCTATTCTCTCGTTTATTTTTAACATTGTCCCAGCTATTTATCTTGATACTCTTGGCATGGCTCGTGCTAAGCATGGTGTGGATGTGGGTGGCTCTCTCGCGGCTCTTGTCGAACGCTACCAACTGGGTAAAAAAGGTACAGAAGTAGTCGATGCTAAAGGTAAACGCTTAGAAGACTTTGATGTCGATGATTTAAAACAGTATGGTGAGTATTGTAAGAACGACGTAGAACTTACCTATAAACTATACAACGTATTAGCACAAGACTTCCCCGCGAATGAATTAAAGCTTATTGATATTACCCTTCGAATGTATACCGAACCAACACTTCAATTAAATGATGCTCTTTTATCAGCTAGATTAGAAGAGGTCGAAGCGGAAAAGAAAGAGGTGCTAGGAGCGTTGATGAACAAATTAAATTGTGAAGACGAAGAATGTGTAAGAAAAAAGCTAGCATCAAATAAACAATTTGCAGAACTCCTTACCGAATTAAATATTCCCGTTCCTATGAAAGTATCACCAACGACAGGCAAAGATACATTTGCGTTGGCTAAAAACGATACAGGCTTTATAGAACTAACCGAACATGAAGACCCTTTTATTCAAGAACTATGTGCTGTTCGACTAGGAACTAAGTCGACGATTGAAGAATCAAGAATACAGAGATTCTTAGGTATTGGTGCTCGTAATAAAGGTAAGCTTCCTATCCCGTTGAAATATTATGGTGCTCATACAGGGCGATGGGCAGGCTCAGACAAAGTAAACTTTCAAAACTTACCTGCACGGGATAAGAAAAAGAAAGCATTAAAAAACGCAGTAGAAGCACCACAAGGTTATAAAGTTATCAACTGTGACTCATCTCAAATTGAAGCAAGGATACTTGTATGGCTAGCAGGGCAAGACGACATCGTTCAATTATATAAAGACAATCGAGATGTTTATTGTGAGTTTGCATCAACAGTATATAACCGAACTATTACAAAAGCTGACCCAGTAGAACGCTTCGTAGGCAAGACTTGTACACTAGGTCTAGGCTACGGGACTGGGTGGAGTAAGCTACAACATACATTAAAAACTCAACCTCCTGGTGCTGATTTACCTGACGAAGACTGTCAAAACTTGGTTAAAGTATACCGACGTATCAATGACAAGGTTATTAAACTATGGGCTGATTGTGATAGAGCTTTAGCGGACATGGCAAACTGGGATGATAATAGTAAACCTTATTACTTAGGCGAACATAAATGCTTGCTTGTTACTAAAGAAGGTATTAAATTACCTAACGGATTATATATTCGTTACCCAGAGCTAAAGAAAGAAAAGATAGATGGTAGAGATAAGTTTATGTATAAATCTAGGAAAGGCTATATCTCATTATGGGGAGGCTCGGTCGTAGAGAATGTGGTTCAAGCACTTGCTCGTATTGTAGTAGGGGAACAAATGATTAAGATTAATGATAGTTATAAACCTATATTAACTGTGCATGATGCAATCGTTTGTGTTATTCCTAATCAAGAAATAGATACTGCATCAAAGCTTATCACTGATATAATGTCAACACCGCCTACATGGGCAGAAGGATTACCCGTTGCTTGCGAGGCTAAATATGGAGAAAGTTATGGCGACTGCTAAAAATGATGTGACTGGAGATTTTATTAGGTCAAAACCTAGTAATGATATGTTTGACGAAGGTTGGGATAGAATTTATGCCAAGAAAAAACGTAGTGATGATGTGTCTCCACATTTACATGAATACGAATTAAATAAATCTACAGGCGAAGTCCAAAAGAAAGAAGATTAATGACTGATTATACGTGGTCGTATTCTTCACTGAAAGAATATACTGGATGCCCAAAAAAATACCAAGAAGTTAGAGTATTAAAGAATTACACCTTTCAAGATACCCCTCAAACTATTTATGGTAAAGAGGTTCATAAAGCTTTAGAAGACTACGTAAAAAGTAATACCGAACTCGCTAAAAACTACGAGAGATTTAAAGGGTTAGTAGACGACTTAATTGCAATTCCAGGAGTAAAATATTGTGAACACGAAATGGCACTTACGAAAGAAAAAACGCCTTGCGAATTTGAAAACCCTAACCGTTGGGTTCGTGGTATTGCTGACTTACTTATCGTTGACGGCGACACCGCTTTTATCGTGGATTATAAAACTGGAAGCAACAAGTACCCAGACCCTAAGCAACTCAAACTCATGGCGTTAATGACATTTGCTCATTTTCCTGAAGTAAATCATGTTAAAGCAGGGTTGTTATTTCTAGCCCATAATCAATTTATCCCTGAAGAATATAAACGAGAAGACATTGATAAGTTATGGGGGCACTTTATAACACCTTTAATGAGGCTATCTCATTCATATACCTCTAATACATGGGTTGCTAACCCTACACCTTTATGTAAATATTGTCCTGTAAAAACCTGTGATTTTAATAAGAGTTAAGATATAATATTGCCATGCCTTACGTAAATAAACCTAGACCTTATAAGAAAGAATACGAGCAACAAAAATCTCGTGGTGAACACGAACGTCGTATGGAAAGACAACGTGGTCGTCGTTCTATTGATAAAAAAGGTAAGGATTTAAATGGTAATGGTAAAGCTGATATGCGAGAAGGTAAAGATGTAGCTCACGTTAAAGCTCTTGACAAAGGTGGTTCAAATAAAAACGGATTACGCATTCAAAGTGCATCTAAAAACCGTTCATTCAAAAGAGATTCTCAAGGTAACCTAGTTTCCGAAGTAAGTAAAAAAGAACGTAAGAAAAAATAGTTGACATATAAATTTAGTGCAGTAAAATAGTAAGATAGTAATATTTAAAAACCTCGGTGAGGTTTAGTTAATTTAGTTAAGGATAAAATGGAAATCTTAGATAACCAAGCGGTTAAGCTTACAGTACCCGAACACATTGTCTCTCACATCACAGACAATATAGAAAAATCAGAAGTGCTAGAAAGAAAAGGCAATCTTGCTGACATTCTAGTTTACTGGGGTCTAGATGAAATGACTAGGCTCAATCAATTAATATCTTTCCGTAATAACCTTCCTTCCCCCATCGTTAGAGATTACAACTGGCCAGGTTTATATGAGCCATTTAACCATCAACGAGTTACGGCAGAATTCTTATCTATTAATCGCAAAGCATTTTGTTTTAATGAGGCTGGCACGGGCAAAACTTCTTCTGTGTTATGGGCGGCTGACTATCTCATGAATCAAAAAGAAATTAAACGAGTGCTTATCATATGTCCTTTATCGATTATGTATTCAGCTTGGCAGGGCGATGTCTTTAATACATGTATGCACAGAACCTCAGCAGTAGCACATGGAACAGCAGATAAACGAGTAAAGATTATTAATGGTGATTATGAATTTGTAGTCATTAACTATGACGGTGTAGCCGTAGTCCGTGAAGCTATAGAAAAAGCTAACTTTGATTTAATTGTAATTGACGAAGCTAATGCATATAAAACAATTTCAACTACACGATGGAAGACGTTAGCTAAGATATTAAAACCTTCTACAAGATTATGGATGCTTACAGGAACACCAGCCGCACAGTCACCACTAGATGCTTATGGTTTGGCTAGACTTGTTTGTCCTAACAGAGTACCTAAAGTTACGGCAGGGTGGCGGGACAAAGTTATGTATCAAGTATCTAGATTTAAATGGGTACCTAAACGTAATGCAAAAGATGAAATATTTAAAGCCCTACAACCTTCTATTCGATATGCAAAAGCAGACTGTTTAGATTTACCTGATGTTATGTATCAAACAAGAGATATACCACTCACACCTCAAGTAGAAAAATATTATAGATTATTAAAGAACGATTTTCTTATTGAAGCAGCTGGTGAACAAGTGACTGCAGTTAATGCGGCAGCTAACGTAAATAAACTTTTACAAATATCAGGTGGAGCTATTTATACCGATAAGAAAGAAGTAGTTGAGTTTGATATATCCCCACGCTTAGCGGCTTTACAAGAGGTGCTAGACGAGACAGAACACAAGACAATAATCTTTGTACCATATCGGCATACGATTGAAGTACTGTCAAGGTATCTTAATAAGAACAATATCACTAATGAAATAATTAACGGATCAGTATCTGCTACCGAACGAGCGGCAATCATAGGAAGGTTTCAAACAAGTGAAGACCCTAAAACTTTAATCATTCAACCTCAAGCTGCATCACATGGTGTCACACTCACCGCAGCTAACACAGTTGTATTTTGGTCTCCTGTGTTATCTGTTGAAACTTATTTACAATGTATAGCCCGTATGGATAGAGTAGGTCAAAAAAATAAAATGACGGTGGTTCATTTACAAGGTTCAGATATTGAAAGGAGGATGTATAACATGTTACAAGGTAAAGTAGATATGCATAGTAAATTAGTTGATTTATACCGAGAGGAGATTGGAAGTGAGTAACAGAGAATTAGTAGAAGCAATAATAAAAGTAAAATATACGCCTGAGCAAATTAGGCAGTTAGCAATGGAAGCTTTATTTAAAACATATGAAGCTAGGTTAAAAAGAAGTTTTGGTATTAATTTAGCAGATGGATCAGATTCTTTATACAGTGATTTAGCTGATTTTATAAGATGCTATGTAGATTGTGATCTAAATAATTATGACAGTCGAGTAGAAAAAATAGTTGATGCAGAAGAGTGGGGACATATAAGTATTGTAAGGGAGGATTTATGGCCTTAAACAATATAGTTGACAAACTATGTAAGAAAT